GCCAGCGTTGCAATTCGACGCAGTGACGATCAAAGGGCTCTTCACCGCAGGCAACATCGTCGAAGGCAGCTTCAAGCTGCAATACTTTGATCCCGAAGATCGGGATCCGATTCAAGTTTCGGTGCGCTACCGCGAAGAGCGTGCCAGTACTAACTACGACAACCCCGGCATGTTCCCAACCGTGCGCGAGGTGCTGGTGCGTGAATCATCCGCCAGTTCCAACGTGGCGCTTGAAACCATCGACATGTCGGACTATTGCACCAGTCGTGACCATGCAATTGATGCCGCCAAGTTCGTGATCAGGATGCGTCGCATCCCAACGCATACCATCAGCTTCACCACAACGCACGAAGGCGTGCTGATGGCTATGGCACCTGGCGACTACATCAAAGTCGGCATGGATGCCACCGAGTACGACGAGTTCAACAATGGCGTCGTCACACCCGAGGGCGCATTGGTGAGCACCAAACCGCTATCCGATGGCACCCATACAGTGATTGCTTGGAACGGCGACGCTGATACCGAGCCAGCGGATGCAACGCTGACCGTCAGCAACAGCGGTAAAACAGCAACACCAGCCGGGGTTGTTTTCACCGTCAAGCTGCCCAGCACTCAAGTCCGCACGTATCAAATCGAGCGGATCACACCAACCGAGGACGGCGCATTTACAATAGAAGCAGTCCATATGCCAACCAACAGCTCGGATATTCTTGAGCTTGCCGATGGCTTTGACACTGCCGGTAACTGGACGATCCAAGGCTGATGGCAACGACCTTCCCAAGTATCGAGCCAACAGCTAGGAGCTTTACCGCACCGGCATGGCAAACTACAACGCAAACATCTCAGTCCGGCGTGATAACTCGCAGGTTATGGGGCAGCCGCCCAAGCCGGGCCACGCTCAGCTTGCAGTTCAACAACATCAGCGACACGAACACTTCCGCAATCCTCAACGCATACAACACCGCAAAGGGATCCGTCGATAGCCTCACCCTGCCAGACATCCTGTTCAACGGCGCCGATGCCGCGCTGACCACATGGCTTGATGCAAGCGCGACAGGCGCCGGTCTGCTGTGGTGTTTCAGCGAGGGCTCACCACCGCAAGTCGAAAGTGTCGCGCCAGGCAGATCCAACGTGACGGTCAGCTTGACCGCAGAGCTTAGAATTAGCTAAAAGGCTTCGATTATGGCTGTCAAGACAGGCGCTACCGCCGAACTCAGGCTCGATGGTACGGCCATCGCTAAGGTGCGCGACGTATCCATCACTTTTGTAAGGGATGCGCTGGAAACAACTGGCATCGGCCAAGATGACCGGACCTATGCCTACGGTATCCGTGGTACAACCGGCAGCGGCACTCTGCTTTACGACGCAGCTGACACTGCAACCCGCGCAGTGATCAATCGGTTGCTAAACGATTCAACCTCGACCAACAGCATCTCAATGGTGCTTGACACATCGACCACCGATGGCACGATTACCGGCGACGCTTTGATCACTCAAGCTGGCACGAGCGTCAGCGTCGGCGATCTGGTCAGCATTCCGATCTCGTTTACCTTCAGTGGTAAGCCCAGCGGTAACTTCTAATGGCAGTCCTAGGCAGCGGCGGCGTTCTTGACATCAGCCGGGAAATCCCGGATGCAATGGCGCTGACTGCTGCGCGATTGAACGCTGACAGCATTTCACTTGCCAACCAGGCCTACTGGGCAGGTGATCGCATCATTATCGCTGCTGCTGGTGGCATTCCGTTTGATGTCAACGGCGATGGGTATGCCGATTGCCCCGATGGCCATGGCTTTTACCGTGGTTCGGCTTGGGACCTTGGCCCGGCGCTCGCCTTCTACGTCGGCGGATTGACAGACGGCGCACCGTTTTACGATCAATTCACGGCATTTGACACGCTTATCACGCAAGCCGGTGACACGCTAATTACGCAATCCGGCGACACTCTGACCAGCTTTGACGACAGCGGAGACAACAACGATCGCTACAACACCACAGCAACCACTGGGCTTACGACGCAGATCGACGGCTACATGAGCCGCGATGTTTTGGATCGCATCAAGCTATGGACCACCGAGGGTGCAGCGCATTCTGAGACTGGTACGGAGAAGCCGCTCGTCACCGTCAAGCCATCAAATTTCATCATCGCGCATTACGACGACGACGCGAGCTACACCAGCGCAATCGACGCTGCAGCCAATTCAATTCAGCCGTTAACGCTGCTTGATTCCGAGCAACGCCTCGAATCGGTCATCACACTGCCCGCTGGCTTCAGCGTGGTGTGCGAAAACCGCGACTGGAAGCTGCAATGCGATCTTGAAGAATGGGTCATGAGCATCGATGCCAGCAACCTTGATACCACGGCAATCGGCGAAACCTTTGGCGAGCACGTCAAGTCACTGGTCCGTGGCGCTGGCAGCTTGCAGTTCTTGGCTGAGCACAGCAGCGTCGATACCGAGCAAGATGGCTTGGCATTATTGAGGCTGGTGCTACTGACCCAGAATCAATGCAACACCAAGGCTCGATTCTACATCTACAAGAATCGGTCAGCACCATCGCCACGCATCGATGGATCGGTCTATTACGAGTGCGACATCCTGCTAACCAACACTCGCCTCAACACTCGCGCCACTGAAGTCATTGCTGGTACGGCTGACTTCGTTGCCACATCTGAGATCAAGCTCAAAGTAGCAACCTGATTTCTGCGGTGCTACGATGACCCCATGTAGTGCCAAAGTAGCGTGGCGAGTCTGGAATTTGCCGGTGACAATGGTTCGCTGAGCGACATCAACGCAACCCAGGGCGAATTCCGCAGCCAGATTGCGGCCTTGACCGATATGGTCAAGCAGATCGCTGGCAATGCTGCAGTATCAGCCGGTGACTCCGCCCAAGCCGATCCGCTCAACGCTCCATTTACGCTTTACGTCAACCCTTACACCGGTAGCGATGAGTTCGTCGGTGGTGCGTATAACGATTACGACGCTGGAACGCTTGAATCCAAGATCAAGCGCCTTGAGAAGCAGCGCCTGGTTTGTGGTTTTAGCCCTCAGCGTCCGTTCAAGACGATTAACCGTGCCGTTATTGAAGCGGCGATCATTACCAGCAAAGACTGGCTGAATGTTGCCGATCCATCCGGCATCCTGAACACGGTGAGCATTGTGCTCAGCCCCGGTGTTCACATCCTGTACAACGATCCTGGGCAGGCCAGCACCAGCATTACGAGCTGGGGCGCTTCCAAGAATCCGACCACTGCGGATCTGATCAAGTTCAACCCCGCCACCGTTGGTGGTGTGCTGCTGCCACGCGGCTGCAGCCTGTGTGGTCCTGACCTTCGCAAAACCACCATCCGCCCCAACTGGGTGCCTGCTGTTGCCGATGAGCAATCGGATTACAGCAACCGCCGAGGGATGCTAAAGATCACCGGCACCGGCTACTTCTTCGGTTTCACGGTGATGGACAAGATTGGCCTTGAAGCCAGTCACCATCTGCTGGATGCGTTCCACTTCGCAAGCAAAGCCGAGCTTGACGACTTCTACGCCAAGACCTTTAGCGCTGTTGGCTCTGGCGCTGATCTCGCTTCAGCGCTGACTGTTACACGCGGCACCGAGTATCAAATCGTTGGTCCGATCGATCAAACCCAGACTCCAACAGCGGCCTGGGATACCACCAGCAGCGCATCGCCATACATCTTCAACTGCTCCATCCGATCCAACTACGGCATCGGTGGTGCGTTTATGGATGGCTCGAAAGTTGAGGGCCTGAAGTCCATGGTTTGCGCCAATTTCACTGGCGTGAGTCTGCAGAAAGACATGAGCTGCTGGCAGATTTATGACGGCAGCAACTGGGTGCAGCCAACCTACGAGCAGTACATCGCAGCCGATCCTGATAACACGCGCATGAATCCAGCGCGGCTGAGCCGCCACATCAGCGCCATCAACGACGCCTTCATCCAGGAGGTGTCAGTCTTTGCCATCGGCCAAGCGATTCATCACTTCACTGACCTCGGTGGAGAAATCACCGTCACCAACAGCAACAGCAGCTTCGGTGGTTGCGCTGCATACAGTAAAGGCTACAAAGGTATTGCATTCCCGAGCGATACCAACTGGGCCGTCAGCGGTATCCGTGTTCCGCTTGACCTGCAAGAAAAGACCGGCAACATTCGCAACATTTATCTTGGTACGACTAGTGCCGTCACCGGCAGCAAGATCACGCTGTCGTCTGCGCTTGCGATCGACAATTCATCATCAACTACACCTGCAGTTTTGCTGCAGGATGGGTACTCATTTGCTAGCGGCACTTACATCTGGATTGAGAATCCACTGGGAGATCCTTGGTACGCACCACTTGCAGCCAACGCTTGGCAATCGAGCGCTCCTACCGAGATCGACATCAGCGGCGCTTTTGATGGAAATGATGCAACCACCGACAGCGAAGGAACAAATCTGTTGATCGGTAAGCGTATTTACATCCGCCGCTTGGTTGATACCCGCACGCCGAACGAACGCCGCGTTTCGATCCTCGCCAATAACACCGCTTCGGCTCGTTTTCCGCAGCGCAACTTCATTGTTCAAACTGATCCACTCCGTGCTAAC